TTACAACTTATTAAAATATCTGTTGAAATTTCTGACATCTCTATAAAATTTATTAGTTAAAAAAATGCCCCCCATAAAGAGGGGCTTTATATTAAAAGTAGAAAGAAATCAACTCACCAAATACGAACTGAGCACCCATCTTGTATTTAGCAATAATTTTTAATAACTCATCGTCATCGTCATTACTTCTAAATTTCAATTGAGAACCAGCATCAGCAACATCAGTACCGATAACTAAGTTATCATCTACAGTGTATACCATCATATTCTTACCTATGTCAATTCCTAAAGTCTGAGAGTTAGGGTTAGCAGCATCAGCTAACTGAGTATCCCATCCAGTAACTTCTACAACAGGAATACCTCTAAAAGTAAGAGATTGCCCATCTTGTAATAATTGAAGTCCTAAAGCATTTCCAGTACCTAATTGCTCGTAAGTAGTCATTAAGTTATCTACGATAGTAGCAGTAACTCTAAAAGACTTAGTAGCGTTAGGCATTTGTCTCAATACTTTAGTTTGATTTTCGTAAGCAGATTTTAAAAGCTCGTAAGCTCCATCAGCTACTAAATCTCCATTAGTATCTTCAACACCAGCGATAGCAGTCATTTCAACATACTGTCCTAAAGAAGCTGAATCGTCTACAAATAACTGTACAAAACCATCAAACTGGTTATAGTCAGAAGATGCAGCAGTAGAAGCAGCAAACCATGCCATACGACCATTGTCATCAGCGATAGCCTCAGCAACTCTTTTTCTAGCAACCTCACCAACTACAGTATCAGTAAGATCATCAATGTCAGTACCAGAACCGTAAAACTCTTCGAAGATAGTACCGTAAAAAGCATCTCCACACTCCTCTAAGTTTACTTTAAGTTTTGCAACTTCTAAAGTTCTATCAGATACGTTAGTAACTCCTCCAGTAGCAGAAAAACCACAAGTAGAATACTTTCTTACGATTTTCGTAAGAGATGAGTTAAGGTACATGTTAGCCTTAACTTTAATGTTAGGGATAACTCTAATCCCTGATAAATCCGAGCTACCCTCTTGAGGTGCAAATAGGATTTCTGTAAATTCCTGTCCAGCGTAAGTAGAAGAAATTGATTGTGTAATAAAATTTGCCATTTTTATAAAAAATTTAATTAAGCTTTATATGAAGATTTTAAAATATTAAGGATAGCAGCACCTAACTCATCAACCTCTTCAACCTTAGCCTCAGGGTTAGATACATCCTCTTTAGCCTCTAATGGCTTTCTGGACGCTTTAGCTTTATCCAATTCCTTTTTTAATTCTGCTAACTCTGAAGCGTGAGCCTCTTCTTTAGCAATTACTTCAGCTTTAATTTCTGCCATCAATTCTGCCTTGATAGCTTCCATATCTACTGAATCATTAGGCTGTTCTGTTACATCTTCAGTAACCTCCTCACTAACTTCTTCAGTAGCCTCTACAGTAGCCTCTACCTCTTGAGTCTCCTCAACAGTTTCTTCTACTTCTTCTACTGCTTCAGCTTTAGGAGCTAACAAATCAGCAACATAAGCCTTTAACTGGTCTAATAGACCTTCTTTGTTTTCAGACATATTCACGTTATTTAATTGATTTACATAATTAGAAGGTACTTTTTCATACCCTTTCTTAGCTAACTCTTTAGGAGATGCATAAGCAGCAATAGCTAAAGCTCCTTCTATTTCACTAATAAAATTATACTCTTTAGCCTCCTCAGCAGTTAACCAGGTCTCATCATCCATCATAGATTGAACTTTTGATAGTTCTAATCCTGTAGCATTAGAATAGATTTTAGCAAGTTTTAAATTAATCTTATCCATTAACTCAGCTTGTTTCTCTAGCTCCTCTGTATATTCTCTGATCTCATCGCTGTTCATACCTGACATAGATACTACTGGCATCCATGCGTTATGAATCATAAAAAAACTGTTCTCAGTCATTACAGGTAACTTATCACCAGATAAAGCTATTATAGTCGCTGCACTAGCTGCTAAACCTTCTATTTTTACATTAACACTAAAATTAGAGTTTTTAAGAAAGTCATAAATAGCAAGCGCATCAAATACAGAACCACCTCCACTATTTACAGTTAATTCAATCTCTTTATATCCTGAGCTTTTAACCTCATCGATAAAACTCTTAGCGTCTATACCAAAAGAACCTATCTCCTCGTCTATAGCTATTGATAGCTTATTCTCAATAGAATTATTTATAGAATACCAATTCATCATTACAACATTAGTTATTAATTATTTAATAGATATATAAAAAAATTATATAAAAAAAAAGAGGACTGTAATAGTCCTCTAAACCGTTGTTACAAATTGCTAAGAAAAGCTGTTTATCAAATATAATATTTATTTTTTATCTAATATGATTTTTTGAATTAATACTACAGATACATCATATTTTACAGATAAGTTATAGTAAATATCTCGCATTTTATTTAACGGATTATTTCGCATTAAGTAGTAATCTTTGATTATAGAAATATTTCTTACTGCCCTTTCATCTATTAATCCAGCCTCTAAGAGTATTGTAGCTGCATGTTTACCATCTACAGCATTATCAACATAACTGTAAAGCGTTTTCTCTAAAACATCTACCAGCTCTTTGATCTCTGATGGAAGAAGTTTATCACTCTTTGACGGCATTTTCCACATGATACTTGAAAATTAGGCTCTATTAATTCTTTAAATTTCTGTATAAGGTAATCTAAACTTTTACTATTAGGCATAAGTTTAGCGTAAGTTTTACTAACAGCATCTTTTATAAGTTGCTTAGTTTCCTGGTCTAAGTTTTTAATATTTTCTTCTGGATTAAAGTCTACCATTTTCCTAAAGGACATTTTTCATCTTGCCATATCACTTTATCAGCTAAAGCGCATTTACAAATTTTGCACTGAGCTATACCTCTTTTTTTAAACACGAATAAGTATCTAAAGTTATTTCTTTTTTGAGGGCATTTACTGCATAAACGTAATCTAAGAGATTTAGTTAATTCAGTAGATAAATCGCTACTAATATTTTTTAGTTTTCCGAAAAGGTTAGTTAACCACATAAGACAAATTTAATTTTTTTTTTAGATTAAAATTTTGTTTTAGACATTGTCTATAATATATATCTATATATATCTTTATCTTTATCTTTATCCTTAGCCCCTTGTAAGGGGCTTACAAGCCCCTTCTATTTAACATAATATTGTTAATAATTCAAACAAAAAAAAGGGCAAAACTTTTACATCTTGCCCTAAATTATATTAACTATTTACTATTATCCGAAAGTAGCCTCTGACTGAATATTATTAACTTTTATACTTTCTGTAGTGGTATCCGTTGCAACATTTTGCACCTTAATAGCACCTATCGAACTTATAACAGCGGAGCTAATTTCGTCTCTTAAACCTGAAATATCTACATTAGAAACAGGGCTAGTAAATCCACCATTAGCAAAACCAATACTAGACAATGGAGTAGGTTTATTCATTCTCATAGACTCTAAAGCTCCTACTAATTGACCTCCTTTTTGAGACTCTAATACGTGTTTAGGTACTACATATTCACCTTCATGCACTACACCAGCTTGTTTAAATCCTGTACTATCTGGACTACCAAAACCATCACCAGTATATCCACCTTCAGCAAATTTCTGAGATGCTATAACACCAACTTGAGCAGCAGTAGAAGCACCTACTAAAGCTAAACTAGCAGCACCTAAAGGAGTAATAGCACCTACACCTCCTAATTGAGCTATAGTTTTAGTTATAGCTATAGCACCATTAGCTAAAGCCCTAGCTATGTCTAGTTTTTTCTGCTTATTAAATGCAGTTTCTTCTATTTTTAATCGTTGTTTTTCAAACTCTTCTTGAGATATTAAACCTTGCTGAACTTTAGCATCTAATGCAGCTAACTCTAATTCTTTTTCACGATCTATACGCCTCTTATTAACATCTACTAAAGCGTTAGCAGTTTGTTGAGCTAATGCTACAGACTGCTCTTTTACTTGTTGAGCTAATATAGCTTCTTGCTGTAATTTGTCATTAGCTTCTTTAGCAAATCTAGCAGTATCTTCTTCTTGCTCTTTATCTCTTAATTTACCTAATTTATCAGCCTCTTTAGTTAGAAAATCAAATCTATCTTTAGATGCTTTTTTATAGTCCTCTTCTTTAAATTCTACATCTATATCTAATGGGTCATCCTCAATCTCTTCAGCAGTTT